CTTTGAAAAAACATTCAGAGCATCATTCTAAGAAGCACATGGATATGATGAAGAAGCTAATGCGTGAAGGTTCTTCATTTAAAGCAGCACACAACAAAGCACAAAAAGATGTAGGTAAATGAGTCTTGATAGATGGTTCAAAGAAAAGTGGGTTGATGTCAAAACAGGCAAGAAATGTGGTCGAGGTACGAATGAAAAGGGCAGACCTTACCCTGCTTGCAGACCATCAAAAAGAGTTAGTAGTAAGACTCCAAAGACTACAAGTGAGATGAGTAGTAAAGAAAAAGCTAGATTTAAAAGAGAAAAGACAAGCTCAAAAAATATTGCTTATCAACATAGAAGAAGAAAAAAACAAAAAAATAGAGATAGTTTAAAGTTTGCGTAATAGTGTTATATTTTAAATAGCTTACATTTTTTATGTCTAAAGGTGTATCTCTTACTAAGAAGGATAAAGACCCCACAGGTGGTTTGACTGCTTCTGGTCGTGCGAAATACAACAAAGCAACAGGTGGAAACTTGCAAGCTCCTGTTACTAAAAAGACAGGTCTTTCTCCTAGACAAAAAGCAAGAAGGAAATCTTTTTGTGCAAGAATGTCTAAGGCAAAAGGACCATTAAAAGATAAAGATGGCAAGCTAACTCGCAAAGCTCTTGCACTACGCAAGTGGAATTGTGGGTCTGTATAAATTAACAAAGTAGAAATCTAAATATCCTTGTGCCTGATGCGTCAGATACCACTTGAGAGAAAGGATTGAAACGA